AAGGAACTTATATGTATCGTTTTGACGAACACCAATCCAAGCACCTGCTCCCATTTGTGTAGGTGCACGACCTACTGGATGTAAGAATGGTGGTGCAATAGATATTGCTTGGTTGTCACTCCATCCATCCCTAACAATCTTAGCTTGAGCCTGAGGCCCTCTAAGTAAATCAGAGAAGTTAGTTACATCGTGTAATCGTTTATTGGAGTTGAATAATTTAGTGCAGACGAACGGATACTGCTCGTAACCTGCCAGTAGCTCATGGCTTAGATAGCCCTCTGGATACTGTGGACTCCATACAGTAAGGTATATACCTTCTGCTCCGTCCTTCATATCTACGAGTCTACGATATGTATGTACGATCTCTACAAGATCATCATAATCCCTACCATTCCCTGCACCAAAGCTGAACCCACGCTGGTTTGCGTTTCGTCTGTCAGCTACATCAAAGGATAGGTTGCTTACTCCATCAACGCCTCGTCTGTTTTCAATCAGATCTCTAGCTATGTTCTTATCCCACCCTTTGGTTTCAATACAATTTTCAATCTCAGATGGAGTCATGAGCGTTCTCATATGAACTCGTGGTGATCTCTGTATATCGGTAACATACGATGGGAACACAATATCTGAGTCGGCAAACTTCGTTTGTACAAAAGGTCTAGATATATCTCGCTTTACAACAGGTATCTCTGCTTCACCTACTTCACGCAACTCATTTAATGCTTTGCGTACTGCTTTATCTTCTACCTTATCAAAGATTCGGCTAAATAAAGAGATAGCTTCTTCTTCTCGGTTTTCGTCAGCTAGTATATTGTATAGCTCAGGAGATATTGCCTCTATATCATTTAGATTGATTGGCTCTTTGTGTTTGCGAGTTTTCATCTTTACTCGTGCTTCACTTATATCTGAGCTTTCAATCGGACTAGCTGTGATATTACTGCGATTTAACGCATTCATCATTAGCGACACATAAGTGCTTACACACTGCTCTATGAGACGAACCTCTTGGTCAGAAGCACCATCCCAAGGAAAAGCACTTTCTCCATGCTTTTGTAAATCCTCTGTTTTGCCAGGCCAGATAGCATTGCGTTGATCATAGCTTTCTTGACATTGGGCAACGAAGGGAGACATATCTACCACATCAGAATCATATTCATTCTTTAGTTCGGAGATGTCTGGTTTTGTAGTAGTATAAAAACTCTCTAAGACTTGTTCATCCATTAGCGTGATTTTAACATATTCCTCTTTATTCTATTCCTAGCATTGTTAATAACATTGTGATACCACACAACATCTCGTCCTGCTAGATCAATAAGTTCGTCTACTGGCACTTCGTGTATTTGATCTGAGTAAGCTCTATATAATATTTCCCAAGCTACAAAAGCATCACTGTGCTTTTTGATGAACTCTAGGGTAATATCCGTCTCGGATTTTTTTATGTCTATAATACTTTTCGCCATTGTATTCAATTACTTGTGCTTCAAATACCTTACCTTCTGTTAAATGATTAGCTAGATTCATGGGTATACAAACCCTTATCTTTTTTCTTTTACCATTTTCTAATACTGTTCCTACAACAAACTTGGGGTTATTTGCATTGTACAATATTGTTACTTTAACAAACTGAGGCTCAAGAGCTTTGAAGTCATAGTAATCCTTCAGTTTCTCAATGCCTGATTCGGTTAACTCCTTTGTTTCATCATTGAAATCATCGGAGTTACATATTTTTTTTCTGGTTCTACCTATTTCCATAGGTGATCTATCTAGTATCTTAGCTAACTCTCCTTGCTTCATTAGTATCCTCCTGTTCCTTGTATTTGATCAAATGACCTTTCATCATAGAATATAGGGCCTTCGCCTGCGTTTGACAACCTCAAGTACCTCATTAGGTCAAAAAAGTCTTTTAATGCTTCATCTGCCTTTCCCTGTGCATTATAGTTTATTAATGAGTCAATAAGGTTGCCACATGACTCGTGTATATAGCATCTTGGGCGATTTTCTGCATCTACACCTACATTTGGGTTGTAGTAAAACCATTCATCTAATGCAGATGTACCTATTGCTTCCGTTCTTCCGTCAGAAGGAACAAAGTCCATACCTTGGTCGCTGTACTCGGAGAACAAATCAATATTATTCTCATTTTCTCTGGCAAAGTATCTGGAGTCTCCAATTCTTTCAAAAACATTTACGCCTATCTCCTCTTCTATATCCTCAAATAATTCTATATAACCTTGAACATTATACCCTAGCTTCTTTGAGGCTGGCCCAAACTTCCATTTGGGATCACCAAATATTGCCCATTCACCAAATGTATCTCTATCTGGCCATTCTCGTCTGATATAGACATCTCCTTGTCGGTTGACTCCAGCCCAGATGGATACATAGTTTCTTGCTCCTGCTGGGTCAACAACCTGATATACTGTAAATTCTTTCTCATTAGATATGTCTGGGAACTTCATCCCATATTTATTTTCCTCCTCCCCTAATACATTAACTTCTGTGTTAAACAAAGGTAACATTGATGTCATTGACTTGACTGGCACACCATATGCTCTTACTAATATCTCTTCTTGTGGTCGGTCTCTTAGATCCTTTGAAATACGAGAGTAGCCACCGAATGGATTTTCGTCTGAATGAAGGTATACTATACTCGCATCCCTCTTTGGACTATATTGCTTTACTGGTAATGATTTATTATTTAACAACTCAGCTTTTCGTGTTTGCAGTGTTTCTGCTCCTTGTAGGTATTCTGATATAAATGGTGTGTACCCATCAATCGGTGTGAATCCTATCAATAGCTTTGAGTTTCTAGTAGCAAGACGGAATCTAAGCGTATTCACTAGTGCAGAATCACCTAAGTACTCATCAAGCCAAGCTCCTATATTCAGGTCATCAGGCTTCTTGAATCCGAACTCAAAACCCTCTAAGATGGTTTGGTTGTTGCTAAACTGCGTGTAGGTCTTGAAATCAACACGAGTTTTGGTATCAGGGAAGATAAATGATTGCCCTGTAAAACCATTCTGCATAGAAAAATTGATATATCCCTCTGTACTCTTGGTCTTCTTTTTAAACTCCTTGGGCATCATCTCCCAGATCGCAGACTGTTGTACCTTGATTGATGTATCTGCATTTTGCGAAAAGCATACAATATGACCACCTTGGTTATTCATGACTGCCTCCATGACCATTTTGGCACAACCTGTGGTTTTACCTGATCTATTACCACCCAGAACCAAACATTCATTGTGATCCCACAATCCATGTCTAATACGATCCCAGCCATCTAGCTCAAATCCATGCCTTACTGGATCTTCTTCTGCTGATTGAATCCTACCTTCATGAGCCTTATGTAGCTCCTCCAGTAGCTGGGGTTCATTTTCTGCTAAGAAAGCAATCTCTTCATCCGTAGGTGGTTTCACCATAGGATGTTTAGTAAATACTAATTCCATCTATTCTTCGTCTTGTTCTTCCTCTATAGGAGAAGGTGCTTCCCAATCTATATCTAAGGATACACTAGATACCATATCTAGCTGTGCTTCTTGGAATAACATTCTACCTACACGGAAATTTGTATAGTCATAATACAAATCTCCTTTATCGTCTAGAACAACATATGCAAAATTAGTAAAGTGTTCCCCCAAAATGGCTCGGATTCTACCTAGCTCGTCATCATGGTCATCTGTAATACCTCCACTCATTCTACATCTATTATATCTGCTGGTTTTTGTTTCTTCTTTAGGCGTTCTCTTACTGCCTTTAAAGTATCCTCGTAATCCTCCTGCGTATATACCTTTCTCTCCTCAGTTATATTACTAGCTTCGCCCCTAGCTGTCATTGCCTGTCTTTGCGAGTTAGACTTAGCTATTGAGATCTCCTTGAGATCCTTGAAGTCAGGTACATATCCTGCCTCCATCTTCAAACGAAGGGCTTCTACCATGTCTTCTTCTAAGGATTCTAGGTTAATATAGCTCCGTGCTGACAGTTTCCCCCCTAACTCGCGAAATTTGCCTAAGTAGTCAGCGTAGTCAGTTAGCACAGAAACGAGCGTAGAGCGTGTTATTTTGTGTTTTCTGACCATCTGGGTCTGTGACACCCCAGTTGCTATCAAATGGAGTATTTTGCCCACTTTTTGTGGATTTATACGACTTAGACTGTTTACCTTCTCTAGTGCTTTGCTCTCTCGCACCTCTTTTATAGCTTGTGCTATGCCTTCTTGTAGCTCTTTTTGCTCTTCCATTGATCAATATTGATTAACCTTTACCAGTTAGAATACACTATTTTATATATATAGTACTTGACTAGGTTTATATAATAGCATAACTTACTTACAGTTGTCAAGGGGACTATGAGATGGCTATTTTTTTAGAGGGCAGTTTACATATATACTAGAAATGCGAGCGTGTGACCATGCACCCCCTCCCCCCTAGCTAGGTGTGGTGCAAGCTAGTAGATATAATAGCTAGCATAGCCCACAATCGGCTAGTTTATCAGCCTTGGCGAGCTACCATAGCTAGCAATCAGCTAGAATATCAGCATTGCAGGCAGTCTGTAGCTATGAGATAACTATATTTACTGCCAAGCTGAGATGTATTTAATGGTGTCACTTTGGTACTAGTTGCCTATCTA